ATTACTGCTGGGAAAGTTAGGTCTTTGCTTTCCCGGACAGAAAATCCGCTGCGTACAATTGGAGTCCATAATTGTACGTATTATCAGTCGCCACATGTATGCCCACAAGGTGCCCTGCACCATTGTAGTACGGTGATCCGCACTGATGATTCAGTGTTGTTGTGCTGTGACCAATACGATCTCGGCCTTGATGTTGATCAACAAAAGCATCCACTAGATTTGCTTGTACAGATATCCCTGAACTGGGAACAATACTTTGTATAAACAAATCATGTAGATGTTTTGGGTCATCACGGACTATAACAGCAAACTTTAACTGTAAATCTTCACTAATTGTTAAATAAACAACGTCTGATACGTCGGTCTGTTCATAATTTTCACCTATAGCAATATTTTTTGCGGGACATTTGTCTCCACAGTCTAACCGTTTATGACCTGGATGGTCAGTTCCGATTTTTACGTAACTGTTGGGATAATTGAGCAAAATATGTTCGCATGTGAGATAGAGCTTTCGACCGGTAACGCTGGCAGCTGACAAAATGCCTACTATTGCTTCGCGCCCATTCACAATACAATAAATAGGGGCAATAGATTTGGCGCGTTGACCACTGAGTTGAGGTATCTCGGTGCGCGCTTCGGAGACAGTTATCTTCTTCAGACTTGTTGTTTTTTTTTTTAATTGTTCCTCAGGAGTTGAATTCTTTGGGCAGGGGTCAGAACCATGGTCCACACCAGGGCATTCACGATCTTCATTCCGTTGACGTTTTCTCTCGCGTTTAACATCTTTTCGCGATTTGTCAGCATTTGGCAATGATTTTTCGATATTAACCTTTTGATGGGACTTTGAGGCGTTCTGTTTGGCAGCATGTTCGGCAGTACCTTTATACAGTTGTTCCGTAGAAACTTCAATATCTAAAAGTCGCGTGTACGCAGCAGATGCCTTTGCTTTTATCATATCGTGTTGTTCACGAGTTCCATATCTTTCAGCATCATCTGCACGATCTTTTAAGTCTTGAAATTCTTTTCGGGCTGCATCCCGCTCCTTGACCGAGTATTTAAATTCTTCTTTTATCCGCTCTTGCTCAGCGTGGGCAATATGTTGTCCTTTAGTGCCTCCTTTATTACTCTCTTCTATCTCCTGTTTTCTAAAATAGTAACCAACTGCAAATAGAGCGGCAACAACTATTGTTGATGCGCATGCAGCCAGTTTCCAGTGAGTAGCAAGCTCAGTTTTCATACGATTAATGAGCATTACTAACGCACCAAGGCGAGTAACAGGAATAGGGGGACCAGAGGCTTGAACAAATAGAGCTTTAGCATGTTCTTTTGAAGCAGCATAGACAATTTTCACATCCGCAGCATTTTCACCAGAGGTCTCAACAATATGATATTGAGACAAAATGGATGCTTCCGTGGAAATAATAGTTGGTAAATGGAGATGCTGAAATATAGTCATAGAATATATTCCACAAATGAATTCCATATCTTCCTCACTAAAATCACCTAAATTGGTGTTGTCCTTGTTGTTGCGATCAGTTAAGTATTTATTTAAGACTTCCCATTGAATTGGAGAACCATCCACTTGGAGCCAATCAAATAATATAGAACGAGCAGCAGAATTAGGGGTGTTAAATTTTTT